CCTCAGGAGTAGATGGCACTGGTGGTATTAGCAGAACAAGTGGTTCATCAGCAACTTCAGGTTCAAGTGGTACATCAGGTACAAACGGACAATCAGGTATTGCTGGAACATCTGGTTCATCACAAACAAGTGGTTCTTCAGGTACATCAGGTTCAACAGGTACTTCAGGTACTTCAGGTGTTGCTGGAACAAGTGGTATAAGCCAAACATCAGGTTCAAGTGCAACATCAGGTTCTTCTGGAACATCAGGCACAACAGGTGCTAGTGGTAGCTCATTCACTTCAGGTTCTTCAGGAACTAGTGGTTCAAGTGGTTCCTCAGGTACAAACGGTACTTCAGGAAATACCGGAACTTCAGGAATTAGTAGAACTTCAGGTTCAAGTGCTTCATCAGGTACTTCAGGTACAAGTGGTGTAGACGGAACTTCTGGTATATCAAGAACATCAGGTTCAAGTGCAACTTCAGGTTCAAGTGGTACTTCTGGAACTATAGGCGTAAGCGGAGCTTCACAAACAAGTGGTTCAAGCGGAACTAGTGGTTCAACTGGTACAAGTGGAACTTCAGGTGCTGCTGGTCAATCAGGTTTAAGTGCAACCTCAGGTAGCAGTGCATCAAGTGGTACTATGGGTACCTCAGGGGTAGCTGGTACTTCAGGCATAAGCAGAACTAGTGGTTCATCAGCATCTTCAGGTACAAGTGGTACTTCAGGAATTGATGGTACTAGTGGTATAAGTAGAACATCTGGTTCAAGTGCAACATCTGGTTCAAGTGGTACTAGTGGTACAAATGGACAATCAGGTGTAGCTGGAACAAGCGGTTCATCTCAAACAAGTGGAAGTTCTGGAACATCAGGTACTTCAGGTACTTCAGGGGTAGCAGGTACTTCCGGTATAGCTCAAACCTCCGGTTCAAGTGCAACTTCAGGATCTACAGGTACTTCAGGTACAGCAGGTCAAAGCGGTAGCTCATTTACTTCAGGTTCAAGTGGTACATCAGGTAGTTCAGGTTCTTCTGGTACAAACGGTACTTCAGGAAATAATGGAACCTCAGGTTTATCTAGAACATCAGGTTCAAGTGCATCTTCAGGTACAAGTGGTACTTCAGGTGTAGACGGAACTTCAGGCATAAGCAGAACTTCAGGTTCAAGCGCAACATCAGGTTCAAGCGGTACAAGTGGTACAACAGGTGCTAGTGGTAGTTCATTTACCTCAGGTTCTTCAGGAACTTCAGGTTCAACAGGTACTTCAGGTACAGCAGGATTAAGTGGTAGTTCATTTACCTCTGGTTCAAGCGGAACTTCAGGTTCAACAGGTACTTCAGGTACAATCGGTGCTAGCGGTGCTTCACAAACAAGCGGTAGTTCAGGAACTTCAGGTTCTACTGGAACAAGCGGAACTTCAGGTGCTGCTGGACAATCAGGATTATCTCAAACTAGTGGTTCAAGTGCATCTTCAGGTACAATGGGTACCTCAGGTGTAGCAGGAACAAGCGGTATATCTAGAACCTCAGGTTCAAGTGGTACTAGTGGTACTAATGGACAATCAGGTATAGATGGAACTTCAGGAATTAGTAGAACTTCGGGATCTTCAGGTACATCAGGTACAAATGGTGTTAATGGAGTTGCTGGTACTTCAGGAGTTAGTGCAACATCTGGTTCAACAGGTACATCAGGCACAAATGGTGCTAATGGAGTTGCAGGTACTTCGGGTGTTAGTGCAACATCAGGAAGCACAGGTACTTCAGGTACTAACGGACAATCAGGTGTAGCAGGAACTTCAGGTTCATCTCAAACAAGTGGTAGTACAGGTACATCAGGTACTTCTGGCCAATCAGGCGCTTCTCAAACATCAGGTTCAAGCGCAACTTCTGGTAGCTCAGGTTCTTCAGGTACAAATGGTACCTCAGGTAATGCTGGAACTAGTGGTATAAGCAGAACAAGTGGTAGTTCAGCATCATCAGGTACTTCAGGTACAAGTGGTGTAGATGGAACAAGTGGTATATCTAGAACTAGTGGTAGTTCAGCAACCTCTGGTAGTTCAGGAACATCAGGTACTGTAGGTGCTAGTGGTGCATCTCAAACTAGTGGTTCATCAGGAACTAGTGGTTCAACTGGTACATCAGGTACAAGTGGCGCTGCAGGTCAATCAGGTTTAAGTGCAACTTCAGGTTCAAGTGCATCAAGTGGTACTATGGGTACAAGTGGTGTAAATGGAACCTCAGGTGCTAGTAGAACATCAGGTAGCTCAGGTACTTCTGGTACAAATGGTCAATCAGGTATTGATGGAACTAGTGGTATATCAAGAACTTCAGGTTCATCAGGAACCTCAGGTACAAATGGTCAAAGTGGTCTTTCAGGAACTTCAGGATCAAGTGCAACAAGTGGTTCATCTGGTACAAGTGGTACAGCTGGATTAAGTGGTGCATCTCAAACTAGTGGTTCTTCAGCAACAAGTGGCTCCTCAGGTACTTCAGGTACAAATGGTGCTGCTGGAGCAAGCGGTGCTAGTGCAGTAAGTGGTACTAGTGGTTCGTCAGGTACAAGTGGTACAAATGGTCAAAGTGGTGCTTCAGGAACCTCAGGTTCAAGCGCAACATCAGGAAGCACAGGTACTTCAGGTACAATTGGTGCTAGTGGTGCTTCACGAACAAGTGGTTCATCAGCAACATCCGGTTCAAGTGGTACTAGTGGTACTTCAGGTATAGCAGGTGCTGCTGGTTTAAGTGCTTTAAGTGCAACTTCAGGTTCTTCAGGAACAAGCGGTACTAATGGTGCTGCGGGTGCAAACGGGGCAAGTGCTGTTAGTGGAACTAGTGGTTCATCAGGAACTGCTGGTACTAGTGGTAATGCTGGAGCTAACGGAGCTAGTGCCGTTAGTGGTACATCAGGATCTTCAGGCACAAACGGTACAAGCGGTAATGCTGGAGCAAATGGTCAAAGTGCAGTAAGTGGTACTTCAGGTTCAAGCGGTACAGCAGGTACAAGCGGTAATGCTGGAGCAAATGGTCAAAGTGCAGTAAGTGGTACTTCAGGTTCATCAGGTACAAATGGTACAAGTGGTGCTGCTGGTCAATCAGGATTAAGTCAAACCTCAGGTTCAAGCGCATCAAGTGGTACTATGGGTACCTCAGGTGTAGCAGGAACAAGCGGTATATCAAGAACTAGCGGTAGTTCAGGTACTTCAGGTACTAATGGACAATCAGGTAATAATGGTACTTCTGGTTCTTCAGGAACAAGTGGTTCTAGTGGTGCTGCGGGCGCAAATGGTCAAAGTGCTGTAAGCGGAACTAGTGGTTCAACAGGTACATCAGGTACAAGCGGTAATGCAGGTGCAAATGGTATAAGTGCAGTAAGCGGAACTAGTGGTTCTAGTGGTACAGCAGGTACTAGTGGTGCTGCAGGCGCAAATGGTCAAAGCGCAGTAAGCGGCACTTCAGGTAGCACAGGAACATCAGGTACTAGCGGAAACGCAGGCGCAAATGGTCAAAGCGCAGTAAGCGGCACTTCAGGTAGCACAGGAACATCAGGTACTAATGGACAATCAGGTAATAATGGTACTTCAGGTATAAGCAGAACTTCAGGTAGTTCAGGTACAAGCGGTACAAATGGTGTTAATGGTAATGCAGGAGCAAGTGCTTTAAGTTCAACTTCAGGTTCTTCAGGAACAAGTGGTACAAATGGTGCTCCAGGAGTAGCAGGTGCAAGCGCATTAAGTAATACTTCAGGTAGCTCAGGTACTTCAGGTTCAAGTGGTGTAGCTGGTGTAGCAGGAGCAAGTGCTTTAAGTGCAACTTCAGGTTCAAGTGGAACTAGCGGTACATCAGGTAACCCAGGTGCAAACGGGCAAAGTGCAATAAGCGGAACTAGTGGTTCTAGTGGTACAGCTGGTTCATCTGGAGCAGCAGGTGCAAATGGTGTAAGTGCAATAAGCGGAACTAGTGGTTCAAGCGGTACAGCTGGTTCATCTGGAGCAGCAGGTGCAAACGGACAAAGTGCAATAAGCGGAACTTCAGGATCTACAGGTACAGCTGGTTCATCTGGAGCAGCAGGAGCTAGTGGTTTAAGCAGAACATCAGGTTCATCTGGAACTTCAGGTTCAAATGGTGCTGCTGGTAATGCAGGAGCAAGTGCTTTAAGTGCAACTTCAGGTTCATCAGGTACAAATGGTACATCTGGAAATGCAGGTGCAAATGGACAAAGTGCAGTAAGTGGAACAAGTGGTTCTACTGGAACAACAGGAACTTCAGGTGCCGCAGGTCAATCAGGTTTATCTCAAACCTCAGGTTCATCAGCATCTAGTGGTACTATGGGTACCTCAGGTGTAAATGGAACAAGTGGTAGAGGAGGTACATCTGGTTCTAGTGGTACTAGTGGTACTAATGGACAAAACGGTGCTAGCGGTACAAGTGGAAGAAATGGCACTTCAGGTTCTAGTGGTACAGCAGGTACAAGCGGTGTTTCGTTTAACGGTACATCAGGTATTAGTGGTGCTACATTTGGATTCCAACCTTTCTATGCAGTATATGCTTCTAGTTCTACATTAGTACAAAGCACTAATTTAATATACTTTGATATTCCTAATGGAAGAGTAGGTGTTAAAACAGCATCACCAAGTTATCCATTGCATGTATCAGGAGCAGTAAGTGGTATATCAATTTATGCAACAGATGATATTACAGCATTCTCCGATGAAAGAGTAAAAGGTGATGTTCAAAGAATTACAGGTTCACTTGATAGAATTGAACAAATTGATGGTGTAACTTATGTAAGAATTGATGGTGATAAAGACAATACTCATAGACATGCGGGTGTAATAGCACAACAAGTTGAAAAAGTATTACCAGAAGTAGTACACACTGATAATAAAACAGGAATGAAATCAGTAGCATATGGTAATATGAATGGATTATTAATTGAAGCTATTAAGGAATTAAATAACAAAATAAAAGAATTACAAGAACAAATAAACGAACTTAAAAAATAATAGTTATGGCAACAGTATCTTTTGGAGACATATATTCTAAAGCAAATGGTAGCACCCCAGGGTCAGCTACTAGTTTTGCTACTATGTCGTCTTTAAGTTATTTTGAAGGACCTAATGGTAATAATACTATAAGTTACAATGCTTGGGGAAGAAATGGTAATACTTCAGCGGGTAATAGAATATATAATTTAACTCCTGCTTCAAGTGATTTTAAGTTTGGAGCTTTTTCTTCAGGTTCTATATCACCTACAAATGTTAAAGATTATTTTTATGATAGTACAGAATATAAATGTAATTTAACAGTTTATAATAACTTACCAGCAGATGTTCCCTTCCCTCCACCAGGTGTGGAGTATAATGTTCAAGATGTTAATTTAACTTTAAGAGATAGTACTAGTACTTATTCTTATATAACACTAGGTAGTGGGGTAGTATTATCATTAGGAAATGGTGGTGGAACTTACGGACCTCTTGATGCTGCAACCCCAAATGTTTCTCCTTTAATTTTTAGAGCGTATTGGGAAATTGTAATAGCATCATCCCCAAACTTCCCAGGAGCTACAGCTGATTTATCTATTAATGGCTCAGCAAAATATACAGGTACAACAGTTAATGGAGGTGGAGTAACAACAACACTTAATTCAGCAGGTTCTAGTACACAAGATATGGCTACAGGTTATGGGGGTAATACAGCTGGATTTGATTTTGTTTTAACTATTTATTAATATGATTAATTGGATATCAACATATAGTTTTTTAGGTTATCAAGCAAGCGATGCTTTAGAATTAGAAATATTTAATAAAGCAAAAGAAGTTAAAACTTCATACAAAATAGGAAATCCTTTAGGACCATTTGCACCCATTCCTTATAATAAAAAATCATATCAATACCCATTATCATTTCTACAACAATATTTTCAAAGTAAAGTAGGAAATCCTCAATAGATTTGGTAATTTAATACTTTGTTATTATATTTATTGATAACACTGTTATGAAAAAATTGTTATTTGTTGCACCCCATTTATCAACAGGTGGTTTACCTCAATACTTAACCAAAAAAATAGAATTATTAAAAAATGATTTTGATGTCTATTTAGTAGAATGGGTAGACTGTACTGGTGGTATATTAGTGGTTCAAAGAGATAAAATACGCAACCTGTTAAATCCCAACAAATTCTTTACTCTATACGAAGATAAACATGAAATAGTTAATATTATTAACAGGGTTCAACCGGATATTGTTCATTTAGAGGAAATCCCTGAGTTTTTTATGGATTATGATGTTGCAAAACAAATTTATAATCCTGATAGAAAATATATCATAGTAGAAACATCACACGATTCATCTTATAATACAGAAAACAAACAATTTTTTCCTGATAAGTTTATGTTTGTATCTAATTGGCAGATACAACAATATAAAAATATTGATATTCCTGCTGTGTTAGTTGAATATCCTATTGAATATAAGGAACGCCCTGATAGAACTACAGCACTACAATCTTTAGGATTAGATCCTAATAAAAAACACGTACTGCATGTTGGTTTATTTACACCAAGAAAAAACCAAGCAGAATTTTTTGAATATGCTAGGTCATTACCTGAATATCAATTTCATTGTGTAGGTAATCAAGCAGAAAATTTCCAACATTACTGGAAACCTTTAATGGAAAATAAACCAAGTAATATAACTTGGTGGAATGAAAGACGTGATGTAGATAATTTTTATAAGGCAATGGATTTGTTTTTATTTACCTCTAGAGGAAATGAAAATGATAAAGAAACAATGCCTTTAGTAATTCGAGAAGCTATTTCATGGAATTTACCGGTATTAATTTACAACCTTCCAGTATATTTAAATTACTTTGATACGTTTAAAAATGTATCTTATATAGAATTTGATGATTTTAAAGGAAATTGTAGAATTATAGATTCAATTTTACAACAAAAATCTATAATTGATATTTCCGAAGAAGCATTTGTTGTATCAACATATCCTGTTTTAAGTAGTATTGTTGAAACTACAAAAGAATGTATTTTAGCATTAAAAGAAACTGGGCGAAAAATAATTTTAACATCTCATGTTCCTGTTCCAACAGAATTACAAGAGTTAGTTGATTACTGTGTTTATGACAAAAATAACATTTTAACTAAACATAGTTTTTATGATACTTATCGTGCTTATTTTGATAATTACGATGTACATATCAATTTAAGAGGTAATGATAATGACGTATATCATGGTCCTACAGTTTATACAAATTATTATAATGCAGCATCTTTAGCACAGCACATAGGTATTAAAAAATTATTTTATGTAAATTATGATTACATATTAAATGATGTTTCTTATATTGATTCAATATCCGAAATATTAAATAAAAAACCTGCTTATTGTTTAAAAAATGTAGCTAGTGAAGGTAATCAATTAATGACTTGGTTTTTAGCTATCAAACCCGAGTTTTTAACTAATAATTTACCTTTTATAGAAAACAGTAAACAATATGATGATTTACAATATAAATTTGGTTCTGAATCTAATAGTTTAGAAAACCTAATTTATGGTAAATTTAAAGATTTTAATAATATTCATTGGGTACATGAAGATGTAGCTAGAAATAAATTTGACCATAAAGACTATTCAAGAGTAGAATATTATACTGTTTTACCTACACAAAACGAAAATGAATTTGTAATTTATGTTAAAATATCTAACAGTTATGATAGTAAAAAAATTGAAATGTTTACTTATGATGAAGATGTTTTAGTTGATCAAGAATGGTTTGAAGTAGAAAATAAGATTGAATTTTATAGAATATTATCTTTAGATTTAAATAAAACATATAATATTATATTTAAAATATATGATAAAACATCAGGAAATTTAATAGAAGAAAGATTTGCATCTACACAAGATTTAAAAAATAACGGGTTATTTACAAGAAAATGAAAATTTGTCAAGTCCATCCAAATTGTGGAATCCAAATTCCACCACCATCTTGGGGAGCTATTGAAAAAATAGTATGGGAATTTAAATGTAATTTAGAAAAATTAGGACACGAAGTAGATATTAAATACGAAGAAGAAATCCATTCAGGCCAATATTGCCAATACGACATTGTAATGGTACATGTTGCTAATTTAGCAAATAGATTACATGCAAGAAATATTCCTTACATATTTCAATTCCATGACCATCACGCTTATTACTATGGTAAAGAATCTCAGGTATATAAAGAAAATTTACAAGCAATGGAAAATTCACTTGTATCTTTAGTTCCTGCTCGTTATTTAGTAAATTATTTTGATACAGATAAAGTAGAATATTTTTCTCACGGTGTTAATACCGATTTTTTTGTACCAAGAGAAACACCCTTAGAAGAACACAGATTATTATGTTTAGCTAATAATGGATTAGGAGGTTATGGTTCACACGATAGAAAAGGATTTGGATTAGCTATTGCTGCTGCTGCACAAAAAGGATTTCCTATAACAGTTGCTGGTCCTTGGAATAATAGGAATTTTTTTAATGAAAATCCTTGGACATTAGCTTATCCTAGATTAGATATTGTGTTTGAACCAAGTCAAGACGATTTAGTAAAATTATATCAAAATCATACCATATTTATGCATCCTAGTGAATTAGAAGCTGGTCATCCTAATTTAACAATATTAGAGGCCGCCGCTTGTGGTTTACCTATTAATGGTTGGATTGAATTGGAAACTGATTTTTTTGGTATGTGGAGAGCACCTCGTGATTTCTTTGAATTACTAAGAGGTATAGATGATATTGTTAGCAATTATGATTCTTATAGACAACGAGCTAGAGGACATGCTGAATCTTTATCTTGGTTTAATCGTTCAAAAGAGTTATTAAAAATATATGAAAGATATACTAATTAAAGAATACAACAACACAACAAAATTAGGTATTGAACCTAAAAAACCTAGTAATAATTTTTTCGTACATTTTGTACAATGTGCTTTTTTAGAAATTACTGGAAGTTATGATAAAGAATATTTGGTTAAATTTATTAACCAAGATAATGATGAATTAATTTGGCAAACTACTATTAATAATAATATGTGGACTAAGGTTCCTAAAGAGTATTTTGTTAATTATAAAATTCAAGCATTTGAAAAATCTACAGGCAACTTAGAATTTGAACACAAATATAATGCCGAAGGTAAAAGAGTATTTTTGTGTCTAGATTCAGGAGCTTTAGGTGATACATTAGCATGGTTTCCTTATATTGAGGAATTTAGAAAAAAACATAAATGTAAAGTAATATGTTCAACCCATCACAATGATTGGTTTGAAAGTAAATATCCTGAAATTGAATTCGTAAAACCAGGAACTAGAGTACATGATTTATATGCTATGTATTGTGTTGGTTGGTTTTATGACGAAAATAATAAGCGAGTTGAAAATAAACACCCTCGTGAATTTAAAGATATTCCCTTACAACAAACTTCCACAGATATTTTAGGATTACCTTTTACTGAAGTAAAACCTATTGTTAATTTTAAAGATAGAGGTAAACAAATAGAGGGTAAATACGTTGTAATTGCTCCTCATGCCTCGGCTCATGCCAAGTATTGGATGTATCCTAAAGGATGGCAAACAGTTATTGATTATTTAAACGAAAAAGGTTATAAAGTAGTTATGATTACACAAGAACCTTTAGGTGATAAGTGGCATGATTCTAAACTAGGTGGAACATTAAAAAATGTTATAGATAAAACAGGTGATTTTCCATTAGAAAACAGAATGGTTGATATTAAATATGCTGATGCTTTTATTGGTGTTGGTAGTGGAATGAGTTGGTTATCTTGGGCTTTAAATACCCCAACTATTTTAATTTCCGGATTTAGTGAACCATATACTGAATTCCAAGATTGTGAAAGAATATTCAATTCAGATCCTAATGTATGTAGAGGATGTTTTAATACCCATTGGTTAAATCCTGGTGATTGGGAATGGTGTCCTGAACATAAAGATACACCAAGACATTTTGAATGTACAAAAACTATAAAACCTGATCAAGTAATTGTGTCAATTAATAAATTCCTGAATATTTATTCATGATATGGCACAAACCCTTTCTAAAACAGGTATAACAACTAATAGTACAATTCAAGCATGGCATGTAACACAATCCGTTGATGCGTTAACAGGTACTGTTGCTTACGATATAACCATTTCTGGTTCATTAACATTAACTGGTTCTGTAAAATCTAAAGATGGATTTACAGGTAGTTTATTAGGTACAGCAGCTACAAGTAGTGTAGCACAATCTGTAAAAGTTACTAATAATGCTACTACTAACCAAAATTTTAGATTATTATTTGCTGCTGAAAGTGGTTTACCAAATCCTAATGCTGACGGATATGCTCAACCTCGTTTTGATTCAGGTTCCGATGGTTCGGGATTATATTATAATCCTTCAACTGATACTTTATATGCCTCTAAAATTTCAGGTTCAAATAATGGTTCAACTCCTGATTTTTATGGAACAGCATCTTATGCTAACTATGCTAATGTTGCTACTACAGCTACAACCGCAACCAACGTAACTTTTACTTATATAGGAATAAATGATGTAACATATTCCTCATCAGCTGGAGCTTATCCTATAAATTTAAATACTCCTTATAATGTATACGTTTCTCAATCACAAGGAACTTCTAATGAATTATCATTAGCTTTTGGTACAGGTAATAATGGTCAAATAGTAAATTTTACACCTGATTGGAAACAATCTGGTTATCTTTCTATTGCTGGAGGTGGTCAACCTACTATAAGTATAACTTCTTCTATAGGTGTTTCTATTTATACAACTAATAATAATGTAGTACTTCCTAATAGTAGTGCCCTTCTTAATACTTTAGGAATTAATACTCCTCGTAACTTAACATTCCAATATGTTAATACACCATCAGGAACTATTTTCCCAGCAGTAGGATGGTATTTAATAAACATTAACGAAAACTAATATTTTTAGTTTTTTTGGTATATTTATTATTGTAAAGGTTTCTGTTAAATAAGTTTTTCTAAATGAACTTTTGAACAATTTTAACATATTTATAAACAAATAAAATAAATTAGAAATGGCAGAAACACTTTTATCTCCAGGCGTACTAGCAAGAGAAAACGATTTAACAGTTACCTCCAATATACCTGCTGCAATTGGAGCAGCAATTATAGGTCCTACTGTAAAAGGTCAACCTTATATTCCAAAACGAATTACCAGTTATACTGAGTATTTAACTTTTTTTGGAGGTAGTTTTATTAGCGGGTCAAGTCAATATACTTTTCTTACATCTACCGCTGCTTACAATTATTTCCAAAATGGTGGAACCAGCTTATGGGTAACTAGAATTGCTTCAGGTGCTTTTGCCCCTGCTGTTACTTCTGGTTCAGCATCAACAATTGGAAGTTTTCTTAACCCAACCTCAGCTTCATTTACTTTACAAACTTTAAGTTGGGGCTCAAATCAAAACAGTACGGGTTCAGAAGGAGTTAGTGGTTCATTAGTAAATGGTACTAAAGATAATATTCGTTGGCAAATTGTTAACGCTAATACCGCTTCAGGTACTTTTACTTTATTAATTAGACAAGGTAACGATACAGCACCTGTTCCTACAGTATTAGAAACTTGGCCCAACTTATCATTAGACCCTACTCAAGCTAACTACATTGAAAAAGTAATTGGTAACCAAACATTTTCTACTTCTTCAGATAATTTATACATTAATACTAATGGAAACTATCCTAACAGAAGTAATTATGTAACCGTAGCTTCCGTAGCACAGAAAACTCCAAACTACTTTAATAACGTAGGTACTGTTGCTTCTAATGCTTACACAGCTTCTATCCCTTTAAATATTAGTGGTACTTTTGGTTCAGCATTAGGTGAAATTTCAGGTTCAGCAGCCGCTAATTATTACAATTATATTACAGACAGTAACATTCAAGGATTTACAGCTGCTAACTATTCAACAGCAATTACTTTAATGTCAAATGCTGATGAATATGCTTATAACGTGATTGCAGTTCCTGGTTTAACTTATGGTAATGCAAACGGTAAAGCTCAATTAACTAATTTAATCAACAATACTCAAAACCGTGGAGATGCAATTGCAGTAATTGATACTGAACTTTATGGCGGAACAGTTGCATCATCAACAAACACTGCTAATTCAGTAGATACTTCTTATGCTGCTACTTATTGGCCTTGGATTCAAACAGTAGATCCTATCACTGGTGAATTTACTTGGGTACCTGCTTCAACAATGATTCCTTCAGTATATGTTCAAAACGATACTATTGCTGCTCCTTGGTTTGCACCTGCTGGTTTAAATCGTGGTGGAATTTTAAATGCTGTTAGGGCAGAAAAGAAATTAACTCAAACAGATAGAAATAATTTATATCAAAATAAAGTTAACCCAATTGCAACATTCCCGGGAACTGGAGTTGTAGTATATGGTCAAAAGACATTACAAACTAAATCGTCTGCTCTTGATCGTGTAAACGTTCGTCGTTTGTTAATTGCTCTTAAAACTAGAATTAGTGAAATTGCTAATAACTTAGTATTTGAACAAAATACAATCGCAACTCGTCAAAACTTCGTAGCAGCAGTTAACCCATACTTACAATCAGTACAACAACAACAAGGTTTGTATGCTTTTAAAGTAATTATGGATGATTCAAACAACAACGCTGAAACAATTGATAGAAATCAGTTAATTGGTCAAATTTACTTACAACCGACCAAAACAGCTGAATTTATTTACTTGGATTTCAACGTTACTCCTACAGGCGCAACATTCCCAGGTTAATTTTTTAAAGGATAGAATATTTATAACAAAACAAAAATAAATAAATAAAAAATGGCAATCTTAGATCCAAATCAAATATTTTTTACCGCGTTTGAACCCAAATTAAAGAACAGATTTATTCTTTATGTGGACGGTATTCCTGCTTACATAATCAAAGGAGTAAGCGGTATGGGTTTTTCACAAGAAGAAATCGTATTAAACCATATAAACGTTTACCGTAAAATTAAAGGTAAATTAAAGTGGAACGATTTAACATTCACCCTGTTTGACCCTATTACTCCCTCAGGCGCTCAAGCAGTAATGGAATGGGTACGTTTACACCATGAATCAGTAACAGGACGTGATGGTTATTCGGATATGTATAAGAAAGATTTAACTCTCAACGTATTAGGTCCTGTAGGTGATATTATTTCTGAATGGGTTGTTAAAGGTGCCTTTATTAAATCAGCCGATTTCGGTGAATTTAACTGGGATACAGAAGCTGAAGCACAAAATATATCTATGGTGTTAGGTATGGATTATTGTGTATTGAACTTCTAATCAATAAAAAGAAAAATCAAAAGAGCTCGCATTTTTTGCGAGCTACTTTTTTTCTCATATATTTATATACGACACAAAAGTTATCTTAAAAATAGTAATTTATGACAAAACAAAAAGAAACAAACGATTCTACAGAAACCGTTTCAAAATTTAAATTTCCTTCCGAAGTAGTTAAATTACCTTCAAAGGGTCTTCTTTATCCATCTACTAGTCCTTTATCTAAAGGAGAAATTGAGATGAAATATATGACCGCACGAGAAGAAGATATTTTAACAAACCAAAATTTTATTAGACAAGGAGTTGTATTAGATAAACTTCTTCAATCATTAATTTTAACAAAAATTGATTATAATGATTTATTGATTGGAGATAAAAATGCTATTATGATTGCTGCTCGTATTTTAGGTTATGGTAAAGACTATAACTTTACGTATGATGGAGAAGAACAAACAGTTGATTTAAGTGAATTAGAATCTCAGGAATTAGATGAATCAAATTTATTAACTTCTAATAAAAATGAATTCAAATTTATATTACCCAAATCAGGTAATGAAATTACATTTAAATTATTAACTAATAAAGACGAAAAAGATATAGAAAATGAATTAGCGGGTATTAAAAAAATTAATAAAAATTTATCCCCCGAATTAACTACTCGTTTGAAATATATTATATTGTCTATTAATGGTGATTACGATAAGAAAACCATCCGTGATTTCGTAGATAATTATCTATTAGCGCCTGACTCTAGGGCTTTGCGTGATTATATTAGAAAAACGCAACCCGACGTTATAACCAAATTTAAATACGTTAACGTTGATGGTGTTGAGGAGGACATCGAAATTCCTATCACTATTAACTTTTTTTGGCCTGACGCCTGAGGATAGATTTGGTTTATTTAAAGAAATCCACGAAATAGTATTTCACGGTAAAGGTGGTTATGACCACGATACTGTATATAACATGCCTATATGGTTAAGGAAATTTACTTATTCCGAATTGGAAAAATTCTACGATAAACAAAATAAAAAAGATACAAACCCATCATCCGATGGTAGAACCAGTTATACACCTATAGATTTCATTGACCCATCAGCAGCTAAACAAGCCATTAATCAGGCAAAAAAATAGATTATTAAATATTTATAATAAATACTTTGATTAATGGCTGAAAATTACGATAAAGCAAAATTTAAAAAAGAGTTAGATGAATTAAATAAACTCAAAAAACAACTTGGAGAAGAAGCGGTTAAGGTAAATTTTGACTTTTCAGGTATTGCTAAATTAACAGAAGAATTAATTAGAGCTAGAGATCTTGTTAAAGATACTGAAGGTTCAATTGAGGGTTTATCTACACAATGGAGAAATATATCTGAACAAGTAGGTAAAACTAATCAAGGATATAAATTAGCAAGTGGTAGTCTTGATAAATTAAAAGATATTTCCGACAAATTAAGATACTCATCACAGGGTATTTCAGAATTATCAACAAAAGATATTAGATTATTAAAACAAAAAAATCAACTAGCATTTGCTGATTTAAAATTATCAAAACAGTTATTAGAAGAAAGAAAAAAAACAGGTATAGCTACTGATCAAGAATTAAGTACATTAGAAGAAATTACTGCTCAGCTTGGAGGTCAAAGCCAAACATACCAAGATCAGGTAGCATTACTTAATAAAGCATATAAAGAACAAAAACGATTAGAAACCGCTCAAGGTTTAACAGGTTCTATACTTAAAGGTAGTAATAAAATTTTAGAAAAAATGGGAGTGAACAGTGATGTTCTCTCCGAAGCTTTTGAATCAGCATCGGCCGCAGCTGAATCTATGGCTAAAAGAGTAACTAAAGGAGGTACTCAAGCAGCTGGTCTAAGTGGCAAATTTAGAGTAGCGGGAGCTGCTATTGGTGCTTTAGGTAAAAGTTTAGCTAAAAATTTATTAGACCCATTAGTTATTGCTGGTGGATTAATAAAAGGTATAAAAGGATTATTTAAAGGAATTGTTGGGGGAATAAAATCTATTTTTGGTAAAATAAAAGGATTTTTAGAAGAACAATTTGAAAGAGGAAAAAACGCAGCCCGTACATTTTCGGAAGAAATTCAAGGTTTAGCTAGAGGATTAGCTCTTACTCAACAAGGAGCATCTCAATTAATGTCCTCTATTGCTGGATTAGGTCCAACAGCATCATCAAGTAAAAGTGCTATTGAAGGAATTTATAGTGCTATGGATAGCACTGAACAATTAAGTGCTAATACATTAAAAACATTTATAGGCCTTAGTACATACGCAGGATATTCTGCAGATTCATTAGCTGAGGTACAAAAAATGGCCAAACTTACAGGCCAAGATGCTGGGGTAGTAGCCGATGAAATTAACGAAACAGCCGCTGGTTTAATTAAACAAAATAAAGTAGCTACTAGTGTTAGATCAGTATTTCAGGATGTAGCTAAAGTATCAAATAATACTAAATTAGCATTTGGTAATTCAACAAAAGCAATCACCGCAGCGGTTGTTCAAGCAAAACAATTAGGTATTAATATCGACGATGTTATTAGTAAATCTAAAGGATTTTTAGATCTTGAACAAAGTATTTCAGCAGAACAAGAATTACAAGCTTTAACAGGTAAAGAAGTAAATCTTGATAAATTAAGATATGCTGCTTTAACTAGAGATGCTACAGGGATGTCTGCTGAATTAGGTAAAATTGTAAAAGATTTAGGTCCTGATGCTAAAAACAATGCTGTTGTATTCCAACAATTAGCAGAAGCCACTCAAATGAGTGAAGAAGAGTTATCTAATATGTTAAATGCTTCTAAAACAATGAAAACTGTTGGAAAGGATTTAAATGAAAATGCTAAAAAAGGTGCTGACTTTAGAAAAGGAGCAGCAACACAAGCAGAAATAGAAGAGGAAAAGGAAAGAAAGAAAAATGCTAGTGGGTTAGGATTTTTTAAAACAATATTTCCCTTATATCAAAAGTTTGAACATCTAACAGTTTCTATATCTAAAAAGTTTTCCGATTTTTTTGGAAGTAAATTTAAATCTTGGTTTGGCGATCCAAAAACTAAAAAAGGATTAGATGAGTTAGCACATACTGTAGAAGGGTTTGTTGATAAACTTGTAGCCGATGGTGGTTTACTTTCAACTATCTTTAATAAAATTTTTGGTGCTGGAAAAAGTGTTGGAGACACAGCAATTGGTAAAATAGGTCATTTGTTAGAACCTGGAGGAGCAATATACGATGGTATAGATAAATTAAATAAATGGTTAAATACTTCAAAAAGTAGTGAACCTGGGTTTTTTTCTAAAATGTGGGGATATATACAAGACATTAAAAACTCTCAATTTTTTAAAGATTTAAAAGAAGGAGCTATAATGGCTGGAAAAGGATTGGTAACAGCTTTTACCTTTATATCTAAAATTATGGATAATCCTATTATGAGTCCACTTGTTAAAGTTTTAGGAGGTTTAATTGCTGGTAAAGCAATACTAAAATTTACAGGTTTAGATAAAATATTTGGATTTGGTAAAGATTTATTAAGCGGAGGAAAACGAGGAAATACCACAGATAAGCCTTTATATGTTGAAGATATTAATGCTAGTGGAGGTGGAGGAAGTGAAATTACAGATTTATTAGGAGATAAAGGACGTGCTAGTTTATCTAAACAACTTACTACCTTATTCAAAAAACCAAGTGTAATGTTTAGGGCTTTAGCTATGAAGGGAGGAAAATTTGGTAAACTTATAGGTAAAGCTGGATTAGCTATAGGTAAGTTTGGAAGTAAATTAAGTCCTTTATTTAGTAAATTAGGAGGAATATTTGGACGTTTGGGAAGTTCTATTATGAACGTAGCTAAAAATATTGGTGGATATTTTAAAAATATAGTAGGAAAAATAGGAAGTGGATTAGCTGGAGCAGCAAAAAGTATATTTAGTGGAGCTAAAAATTTATTAAGTAAAGCAGCTTCTGGTGGAAAAGGTTTATTAAGCAAAGCAGGTGGATTTTTAGGCGATTTAGGAAGTAAAGCATTAAGTGGAGTAAAATCTGTAGGTAAAGGAATAGTAAACGTTGCTTCAAAATTAAACCCAATGAAGTTATTAAAAGATGGTTTAATTGGAAAAGCAGGTAAATTTATAGGAAAAGCAGTTAAAGGAGGAGGTTTATTAAGTGCTTTATTTGGAGCAGCGGATATTGCTTCTGTTTTAGCAGATTCTAAAATGAACAGTTTAGACAAAGCAAAAAAAATAATCCCATCAGCAGCCGGAACCATCGGTGGTATTATAGGTTCAGTAGCAGGTTCAGTTTTAGGTCCTTTAGGAACCTTTGGTGGTGGATATTTAGGACAATTAGCTGGTCAATTTATTGGAGAATCAAAACCAATTCAGGAAGCTTTAGCACCCCCATTAGCAAAAGCATTAAGTGGTGACGAAGTTGCTGCTGACTTTGTAATGCAAGGTGGTAAAGTACAACGTTTCCGTAAAGATGATATAGTATTAGGCGGTACAAGTTTATTAGGAGGTGGAGGTAATAAAGGAGGAGATGGAAGAGTAGTTCAATTACTTGAAAGACTAGTATCTGCAGTAGAAAAAGGAGGTAATGTTTATATAGATGGAAACAAAGTAGGAGTAGCTATTGCAAGATCAAATTACAGAACTCAATAATTTAATATTTATAACAAAACAAATTAAAAAATATAACTATGGCACTTTTAGATTTATTACAAAAACAAGGTTCAGTCCTTAGCAAATTAGATGGCAAAAGCCCTAAAGCTGGTGAAAAATATGAAGATTCACCTACCAACACAAAACTTACTGGTTTATTAGCAAAATCTTCTTTAGATTTAGATGGAGTTACACCTAAAACCTACAGAGAAAAAGTAACACCAGAAGCCCAAGGTAGAATTTAATGCCCAAAGGTTCTCTAGTAACTCAAACAACAGATTTAAGATCGTTAAGATACGGTGGGGATAGACCATTTGGGGGAAATAGTAAACAACCGTTTATAAAAACTCCAATTAATAATGGTCCGGTAAATCCATTTGAAGAAAAATTTGGTACAGAAATATCAACATCTACAAATGATCCTTCAAAATCTTTTGGGCAAACTGGAGGTGTAGATCAATTAGTTAGAGGAGGTTCATTACTTCCTGTAAAACTATCGGATGACGTTAGACGTATATCAAAATTTTTAGTAACTGAACAAGGTCTTATTTTTTTAGCAAAACAACAAGGTTTATACATTGCTGAAAGTATTAAATTATATGGATTAAATCCTGCAACTTGGAGAGTAACGGGACAAATTTATAATCCCCTTTCTCCTGTAATTAATACTGCTTTAGCTCCTACTGGTATTAGAACTCCTAATATTTTTAGTTTTGTTAAACCAAGTACAAATATTGCTCGTCAAAGTAAATACCAAGAAGGAAATACTTACCAACTAGATTCAGAAAAAAGAATAGCTTCTTATAAAGATAGAACAGATAAATTAACAACTTTTCCCTTATATAGAGCAAAACAAGTCGATTCTACAGTAGCCCAATATGATACTGTTCCTTTTTATATTACTGTTATTAATAATGATGGAACAGGATTAAATACTTATTTACATTTTAGAGCATATATTGAAGGATTAAGTGATGCTTATGCTGCTGAATGGAATGCTGTAAAATATATGGGTAGAGGAGAAAACTTTTATTATTATAATGGATTTAGTAGAGATATAAGTTTTAATTTTAAAGTTCCTGTATTATCACTGTATGAACAACAATCCGTATATAGTAAATTAAATTATTTAGCTTCAATTATGGCCCCTGATTACACAGATGGTGGTTTTATGAGAGGCAATTTAATTAAAATAACTATAGGCGATTATTTGACGGACATACCCGGGGTTGTTACTGGATTTACTTTTACTCCAAATGAAGAAGCAGGTTGGGACGTAGCTAGAACAACTTCTAAAACAGATTTAGCAAAACAAGGAAACTATATAAACCCGAACCCCGAAGGTGGATACACAGAAGAAGCCATCAACAATGACTCAGGAGGTTATAGAATGCCAAGACTAATTGAAGTAAGCGGGTTCCAGTTTAAACCTATTCATACCTTTATCCCTAGTAAAGTACAAAATAAATTTATTGGAGAAAATGGAAACATTCAAGGTCAATTTAATAACTCTCCTTTTATTAATTTTGGTAAGATAGATAGTAATACTAATTCTGGAGGAGGATATACTTTTAATAATAAATAATAATAGTTTTATAAATGCCCAATAGATACATAGATATACCATTTAAAGATGTTCCAGCTCAAGTTGGTGATAGGAATACTACTATCTATAGAACTACTAAATATCCAGAAATACCTTTATCTGTAAATGATATCTATGCTATTACTACTTCAGGCGATAGATTAGATTTATTAGCACAACAATTTTATGGAGATTATACTTTATATTGGATTATAGCATCTGCAAATCCTGAAATATTATCTTTAAACTCGTTATTTATTCCTGAAGGATTAGAAATTAGAATCCCATCAAATGTTTCATCAATTTTGTTTTCATATAATCAATTAAATAATATTTAATATGCCTAAAAAAGGTAACATAACAGGTCATCCTTTTGATATAGGGGTAAGAAAGCAAATTGAAGTAAGAGAAAAATATTTAGGGGCTAATCCTAGAGCAGATAGACATCTTTTACTTTCAAGTAACCAAAATGCATGGTTACGATTAGCATCCTCTATTAAAATAGAAGATTTTATTCCCCCTGAAGGTTCAACAACCAATAATGGACAGGTATTAACTGCTGCAAAAATATTAGAACAAAGAAAATTACCTATTACTCTTGATGGTAGTAAATTAGCTCAAAAAGCAGTTTTATTTGGAGGAGTCTCAGGATATAATCCTCAAAATGGTAGTTTCCAAGCTTATGCTGGTGTTGCTGATCCTTTTAATTTAAATGATCCTTTTACAGCAGCTTATGGTTGGGGAGGTATAACCGAAAATGGTTACAGACCAATGCCTGGTATCCAATCAGCTAATATTACTTTTTATAACAGAGGTGCTTTAATGAAAGCTGATATTTCCATTAAAGTATTTTCTATAGAACAACTTCAAGTATTTGATTTATTATATTTTAGAATTGGTTATACAATGTTACTAGAATGGGGTCACACTCTTTATCCTGGTAATATATTTAATTCTCAAATCGGAGATTATCCTTTAGTAGAAAGAAAAGACTATAGCACAGAACCCTTAAATGTATTTTTTCAAGAACAAGGTGTTACTCAAAACAATGTTTTAGATGCTATTAAAAGAGAAAGACTTAAATCATCATACAACTATGATGGAATGTTAGGTAAAATTGTAAATTTTAACTGGAAATTTAATGCTGATGGAACTTATGATATTAGTTTACAATTAATTAGTTTAGGAGATATAATAGAAGCCCTAAAAATTAATACAACTAGTGTTGATAAACCTAAAAATATAGTAACTCCTTCAAATAAGTTAGGATCCAAAGCAAAAACTTTATCTAGTTTAACATCTGGACTTACAGCACAAAGAGAAACTAATGCTCAAACAGATATATCAACGGGTAAGATTAATGAAACAGCATCAACAAATACATCAAATGAATTAGCAGCTGCTGAAAAAGATTTATTTGGAGATCCATTATCAACCCCACCGGTAAGAGGAAAAGCAGATATAGCTCAAGAAGTTATTACTAGTTTTGCATCGAATTATTCTAGTTTTAAAGATATCCCAATAACCGAAATTAAAACCCAATCTCAAGCACAAAATGTTTTAAATATCATTGCAACATACAATAAAACACCAGATGTAATTATATTTAATTCTCCTGCTGTTCAAAATAATTGGTTCAATGCTGTTATAAGATATGAAAAAGCAAATAATGCTTCTAGTAGTCTTGAAAAAGGCATTGAAACCCAAGATAAAAATCGTGAAACAAGGGATAATCAATTAGAATTAGCAGAAGCAGCTGTTGAAGCAGCCGAAAGAGCACTAGAAGCAGAAAAAGAAAGACAAGAATTAGCACCCGAATCCGCAGCCGAATATGCTAATAGATCTAAATTTAACTTTCAATTATATAGTTGGATTGAAGAATTACAAAAAATAGATAAAATTTCTCATGAATTAAATCCTAAATTTGATCCTAAAAAATATGAGGACCAAAAACAAGTTTATCCTTATTCAGTAGCAGCAGCCGGTGCTTATATAAGTAAAACAAAAACATTAAATTTAATTAAATTAGATTTCCAATCACCTTCATCTGTAGCAGGATATGACCCACAAAGTTATCAACAATATTATGTTAGATTAGGATATTTGTTAGAATGGGTTGAAGATAATTTATTATTATACAGTATTTTAGCATCAAATGATATTAGTGCTACTGATACTAAAAAGAAAACTCCTTATATTACTATTGATACTGATCCTTATGCTAATTTTTGTTTAAGATTTCCTACTCAAATATCCACTGATCCCCAAATGTGTGTAATCCCCATTTTATATAACGGATCAGCAACTAAAATCCAAGAAACAACAGATAATTCCGGAGTTGTAAAAAGAGAAACTAAACCTGTTGAATTAAATTGGCAATATTTAACTGGTAAAAGGAATAAATTTGAAAAAGGAAGAAAAGTAGCAGAGGAACCATCAACTGCTCCTAATTTAACTTCCTATTTTATTAATCCTGTTAGTGAATTAACTTTAGATGTAATTCAAAAAGGATTTGTTGCCTTAAAATCATCAACCATTAAAGGAGAAGATATTAATGAATCTAATACTGTTGAACAACTGCTTCAAAAAGAAGGTATTCCAACAACAGATTTACAAATGGATAAAAAAGGACGAGTTATGAATATAATGGTTAATATAGATCACGTAGCTCGTATTTTGAAAGAAAATGTTGATGCTGATGGACGTGTAGTTTTAATTAGTTTTTTTTCGGCTTTATTTGAAAGTATAAATGATTGTTTAGGAAACGTAAATAAGTTAGAAGCAGTATATGATGCTGATGACAATAAGATAAAAATTATTGAAGCAACTAATGTTAATGACGATGAAGATTTAACTTCTGGTTTACAAACAGGAAATGAAGTTATAGTACCACCAATTGCTGTTTTCAATGTATTTGGTCTTCCTACAGATAAAGCTATTGACCCAAGTGGAATAGCTCGAAAAGGTAGTTTTGTAACTAATGTTGATTTTCAAGTTCAATTACCTCCAAAATTTGCCCAAATGGCAACTATTAGTGCTCGTTCCCAAGGAGCAAACATCCCAGGAGAAAATGCAACCTCTATTTCTAGATTAAATTATGGTTTAACAGATAGAGTTATTAAAGAAAAACTTGATGCTCAAACTATAGGTCTCCCAAGCACAAGCTCAGCATTGGATGTTAATTTAGTATTTGGTGATAAATTAAATCAAATGAATACATTTGTTGCCGAACTTTATGGTAGTAGAAGATATGTTGCTGAAAACGTAGATAGTTTAAAATCAATAAACCGAGATGTATCTCTTTTTGCTGTAGGTTCCGATGCATTAAAAGGTAAAGGTCCATCTCCTTTCTTTATACCATTTAACTTAGCACTAGAAATGGATGGATTATCGGGAATGAAAAACTATGAACGATTTGCTATTACAGAACAAATATTACCTTATAGTTATAGAGCCGGAGACCAAGGTGGTGTAATTGATTTCTTAATTAAAGGTATTTCTCATACCATAAGTGATGGTAAATGGAAAACCAAAATAGAAAGTTTAGCTGTAGCATCAAATAGAAAAAATAAAAAAATATAACAATGCCATACTATCCTTCTAATAGAATTGTAACAAACCTATATACCAATGGTAATGAATACTTAGTATCATCTACTTTGTTACCATATCAAGGTTTTTATTACAAATTATATAATGGGACAGCATTTAGTGGTAAAACTCCCAATGATGGAGTTCCTCAACTACTTATTCCTGTTAGCGAATCCACTCCCAAACCCTTACAAGAATATTCAGTAGTATCAATTGTACCAAGAATCCAACGTAGTCCTGAATTAAAAAAATATTTAGGAGCTAGTGGTGCTTCTTTAGAAAATAAATTTATTCCTATTGCTTATTATCCTCAACCTACAAAACAGGATTATGAATTAGGAGAAATACAAAGATACTTTGCTAAAAAGCAAAACGAATTTATTTTTATTGAAATTGATAAGCAAACTTTTGATAATTTATTTTCAAATAACCCTGCTTGGTTATGGCAATTATATATCCCGTTTAGTATTCCTTGGGAAATAGCAGGTGAAGCTCAAACCGCTTCTGAAATAAATAAAAAAATTACTTTATTGGCTGAAAAAGATTATAAGGTATTAGGTTTTTATCAATTTATAGAACAATCGGGAGGATTTTTAAAATTTTACCCTAAAGTTGGAAGACACAATTCTTGATATTACATTCCCGTAAATCAAGGTTATGTTTTGGCTAATTGAAAATGAAAAAGATTTAGAGTATTTACACCAACACCCTATTAATGAGGCGTTTGTTGAAATTATTCCCTATCACGACAATATACACCCTGCTTTAAATAATGTGTCTTTAATCTACATTAGACCGTTTAGTGAAACAAAAGGTTATATGTTATGCGTTGACCATAGTGAGACTTCCTCGCTTAATAAAACGACTATAGACGGTATACTACAAAGTATTAAACGTGTGTGGGTGCGAGATAAAAAACAAGCATTATATTATTTTCCAATTAAGAGCTTGTGCGACCTATCACAAATCATTCCTCCGTATATACAAGATTCACCTAAGGTATTCAATCATTTTTACCAAAAATACCCTACGTATTTAAAAGTTAATAAACTTATACCGGTTACCAAGCATTACGAAAAATGTGAGCATATTTATAAGCACGTTCGTAGTGTTTTACCCCAAGAACTACCCCCTTGGTTTGATTTTTATAACAATAAGGTAGTATTGGCGTTTTTTGGAATAGAAAAGAACGGATTAAAAATAAACAAATATGAATTTGATAAACACTATGAGCTTAATCACGAGAATTATTCAATCCAAGGCGATAGGATTTACACATGCTACAATTTGGCTACAACAACACGTAGACCAAGTAACTCTTTTAATGGCATTAATTTTGCCGCATTAAATAAAGACAATGGCGCAAGGAGGAGCTTCGTATCGAGTCATGGGTTCGTTGAGTTCGATATTAGTGCATATCATCCTCATCTCGCTAGTCGTATGGTTGCCTTTGATTTTGGCACTACGGATGTCCACCAAACGTTCGCAGACCTCTACGGTACGAGCTACAAAGAGGCAAAAGAACTTACGTTTAAGCAACTTTATGGTGGGGTATTTAAAGAGTATGAGCACCTTGAATTTTTTCAAAAAATAAAGAAATTCATAACAATAAATTGGGAGGCGTTTAATAACTCGGGTCAAGTTATTGTGCCAATTTCAGGTTATTGCTTTGAAAAGGATAAACTGGAGAATATGAATCCACAAAAGCTGTTTAACTATATGTTACAGAACGTGGAATCCGCAATGAATGTTCGTATATTGATGGATATACATAAGCTACTGATTGGGCGGAAAACAAAAATTGTATTATATACGTACGATTCGTTTTTGTTTGAGTTAGGTGAGG